GCCGAAGGGGTAGGGCTGGGGCCGCTGGCCGTAGCGAAGCTCCCAGGAGCGCCGCAGCAAGCTGGGCCACTGACCGGGGTCACGACCGCTCATGTGACCGTCGTAGAAGTTGGAGATGTTGGTGGCCCTGGGCGAACGGCCAAGGGAAGGCACAGGATTGCGGGCGGGCTGTCCTCGTTTTGCTCCCGTGTTCTGTGCCTTCACTTGACCTGCCTGACCCGGATCTTGGTGTCACCCCGCTCGATGGCCCCGCCTACCCGGTGGTGGCCGTCCAAGACCTTGTAGCGGCCATTCAGCTTCGCCACCAGGGGGTCGGTGCCGTCATCAGCCCCCCGCTCCGCGATGCTCATGACCTTCTTGTGATCGAGCTTCAACTGGGTGGCGTCGATCTTGTCTAAACGGACAGTCGTGGCTGGCATTTTCCGGTTGGGTTTTTTCTCAAACTGCTGCGTCGAGAAGGGGATCGACATGCCCCAAGCCTAGGTGCCCCAGGTCGCACCACCCCGGCCACCTACGCTGGTAAGCGTGTCCGACACCCAGGTACTCGGTGGCTGGTGTTACCTCTGCAACACCACCGTCGAGGCTGACGTCCTGGCGCATTTCAACCTGAACCACCAGACGCCGGCCACCAAGCCCAGGGTGCCCATCCGCTCCTGGGAGCATCGCCTCGATCAGGTCTTGGTCGACGTGGGCGAGATCCGGCGAGAAGAGGACCGGGGCCGGCAGATCGACCTCATCGATGAGGTTCTCAAGGAGCTATACCTCGTGCGGAACAGGCTGGCCCAACTCAAAGGGACGCCCGTCAAGAGAGTCAAGGAAGGAAGCGACCAATGGGAGTAGCTGACTGGAGGGCCTGGACATCACAGGGCGGCGGTTCCTTGCCGACTCTGCCGAACCCGCCGGGTACCCCGTATGTGACCAACACCGTGTTCCCTGGCGTGGGGCCGATCACCGACCTCATCAACGGAGGCACCTCGATCCCGACGTACCCCAACACCCCCACCAAGGTCAACGCCGTGGATCCGTTCGGTGGCTGGGTCGACCAGCAGGAGTTGGTTACCAACAGCGCCGGGGCGCACACCCCCGTCATGAGGCCAGCGATCCCCGGCTTGACCTCTCCATAGGGCTATGCCCCGCGAGTCCCTTCGGGCTGAGGCGCGCCGAAGGGGCATCACAGTCTTCGCCGTCCGCAACGAGCGGGAGAAGGAGCGCGGCTACGAGAGCTACTCCCAGGCGCGGGAGGAGCGCGCCCGCAACTCCACGCTCAGGCTGCACCCGCAGTACGTGCGACCCAGTGACTTCCCCCTGGTCTCCGATGAGGAGCCACACGGCACTCAAGGCCCGTTCGGCCCCTCGCCGGATCCGGCCTGGGACTACTACTGGCCCACACGCACCATTAACCCACCAAGACCCAGAACGCTACAGGCCAGATATTCCCGCCGACAGCAGACCCTGGAGGTCATCTTCCGGGACGGGACGCCCTGGCATTACAACAATGTACCGCCCAGGATCTGGAACCGCTTCAAGCGAGTAGAGAGTCCTGGGCGCTATATCAACGCCGTGTTGAATGCGTACCCGTATGGGCGCGGAGGCTGGGGGAGCATTGAGTAGCCATGGGCGAGAAGACGAAAAAAGAGCCGTCAAAGCTGCCATCTCGGATTGACCAAATACTGGCTGAGATCGATGCAGCCCTAGAGGAAAATGACAACAAATATCCACCCGGACCCCCCAGCATACGAGGATCCAGAGGACGAAAACAACTGGGTACTACCCAGCCTGCCCGACGCTTCCTCAGTTCCTGACAACACCTCTTCCTGGTGGGTGCTGTATCGCTGGCACGGGGAGGCCAACCCGCACCAGTGGCCGGTCTCAGTCAGCGTGACCCGCGAGATCCTCCCGCCCTGGAGGCGAGGTCTCGGTATCATGGTTCGCAAAAAACCTCGCGCTTTCGCGCTGGGCGTCTGGTTCCGAGGCAAGGCTCCGCGTATTCTGAGTGACTCGCCCCTGGAGAAGGACTTGGCCCAGACCGTGGCTAGGGCGCACAACCTGGAGAGTGGAGTTGAACGGAACTGAGGCTTGGCAGAAAATCACCGGCTTCAACGGTGTGATCAAGCTGGGGCGCATGGGCTACATCCCTGTCTTCGACGGTGACTCCTGGACTTGGTTCAAGAACACGGCCACCATCTGGCCGGGGATGGAGACCATGGCTGAGCCGGCCAAGGTCGACAAGCTGCGCCGCAACGCCGTGGAGCTACTGGAGGCGTTCGATCAGACGCTGCCCGAGCTAGAGCGACTGGGGATCCGGGTCAAGAGCGTCCTGAACAAGGAGATCAAGACCCAGGCCGATGTCGAGGTATGGGCCAACTCGATCTTCAACATGGGGCCGACGAACGGCCTACCGGTCCACGTCGAGGACGCTCTGGCCCTGGCCGGCGACAGCACCTTCAAGATCGTGGTGCAGCGAGGGGTGAACGCTCAGTACGTCCTACCGGCACCAGGAGAGACCAAGGCGACGCTGGACTTCAACACGCCAGGGTCTAGGACGAAGTTCGGTCCGCGGCACGCCTTCACCAAGACAGCGTTTTCCATACCGCCGCCTGGGACCGTTCGTACCCCTCCTGAGCGGCCTCGTGGGCGTCCTAGGAAGGACGGCCTGCCTCCTGGGTCACCGGAGGCCAGGAGGGCTGACAAGGCCAAGCAGAGGCTCGTGGAGCGAGAGCGAGCCAAGCGTCTGCGAGCCAGGGAGCGCGCCAAGGCGCGGAAGAAGCCGCAGCTTGCCACCATCACCGAGCTACCGAAACCGCCGACTAGGAGGGTGCTGGTGAGGGTGGGCAAGAGTGGCGTCGGCTCTTAAGCTCTGGCGACGGGACCGGCGCGACGCCGGCATCTGGAAGAAGGCCAGGGACCGGTCAGCCTCGATGCGAGAGGGCGAGATCGTGTCGGAGGTCGACCTGGCCCTCATGACCTGCGGCCAGGCCCTCACCCGCTACCGCCAGGCCGGCAGCGACCGCGAGTACCAGCTTGACCAGCTACGCGAAGCACGCCTCCACCTGGAGGCGAGCCTGGGCATGCTGGAGAATGTCATCCCCGACTAGATCGGGTCAAGAACCGCTCGATGAGGTGCATGACGTACCGGGCCACCACCGAGCGGGGCATCCTGACCCACGCTTGCAGATGCGACATGCCCTGGTTCTACCCATGTTGCCGGCCTATCCCCTACCGGCTTGATGTGGCCCTGCTGTCCCGCGTGCCTAGGTTACGGGGCTGCACCTATGTTCCACACCGTCCAAGAGAAAAGGTACTACTCTTCGGGCCTCTCTGCTCCCTCAGATTTTTCCAGGGCCAGGTTGTCTGCGTTGACCTCCCACTCGCCCTCGTTGATGATGGCAGTGACGAAGTCAGCACCCAGGGAAACCAACTCGGTGATCACCAGGGGAGGATCCATGCCGGCGGTCTTGTAGGTGCCGTCAGGCTGGAGCCAGGACGGGTTCTGATAGACGACACGGTCTCCTGGCTTGAGACCGCGGTACTCCTGGAGGAGGACCGGTCGGTCCTCGTCCTCTGACTCGGTGTCGTAGTACTGGCTCACTTGCGTGCCCTACGCACCAGCTTGCGCGTCGGTGGCTTGGGTGGTTCAGGAGCAGGCCCGTTGTTGGCCCAGTAGCAGTCCCGCATGGCCTGGACGGCCCGCAGGTAAGCGCGAGCGAACGCATAGGTCTCATGCGTGGGGAAGCGATGCTTGGCCTCAGCCTCCATGTGTTCCCACATCGCCATGAAGGCTCCCGAGTCGATCTTGAGTAGGTAGGTGGGTTTGGTGGCATCGTGCAGCTTGACCGACCCCCCATTGGGGATGGGGGGAGGGCCAAGGTGCTTGGGGAACTGCTCCTCGTAGGTACTCACTTGACCTCCACGTTGTTGTCGGAGGTGGCTCCGCACTGGCACTGGTAGTTACTGCCATTCCAGACCCAGGTGTGGTCGTGCTGACGCTGTTGGTCCCTGGCCTCCTGGGCCAGGCGAGCCTCGCGACGCCAGTCGGACGGGGTCTCCCTCGCATCCCACTCCTGCTCCTGGGCAGCCACCACCTGGAGGCACTGCTCCTGGGCCTCGTCCAGAGAGGTGGCGTCACCCTGGGCGACGACTGTCCGCGCCACGTTGTGGGGGCCGATATCCCTGTCGAGGGCCACCTCCCAGAACCAACCAGGCCCGGTCTTGACGATCTCCAGGTACCAGGGATGAACCTCAGCAGTGAGGCTCATCTTGTTCGCATGAGCAGTCCAGGAGAACTCAGTCATCTCCCCTCCAATCCCGTAGCTTGCCTTGGAAGTAACAGCGGAGGGCATTGATGTCCATCCACCGGTACTCACTGTCGTCGTAGCTCCAACCGCGGCCAGAGTTCTCGACACGGCGGGCGAAAACCGCCTGGCCCTTGATGCCCAGGGCCTCTGCCACATAAGCGAGGAACTGAGCGTAGTCCTGGGGGTAGCCACGCTTGTTGTTGAGAGCGTCGAGCCTGTTGTTGACACGGCGCAGAGTCTTAGCCATGCTCGCGGCCCGCCGCTCGTCAACAGTGAAGACCTCCCGGTACTCCAGCGCATTGTGGTAGCCGAGTCCCCAGTAGAAGTCGTCCTTCTTGTCGAAGTCACGGGCGACCCAGCCCTCGATGCGGAGGTCCGCGTAATCGTCACCGAGCGAGGAGCCGTAGCCCCATGAGCAGTTGCGGATCTTGCCTTCCTCATTGACGAGGACGAAGAGGGCGACTGCTTCCAGCCGGCCCTGGTCACTGAACTTGGAGGGACGAACATCCACGATGATGCGGAGCTTGTCTGTGTTGGTGGTAGTTGCCATGTCTCTAGTATACAGGAGCGAGCGGTGCCATGTGGGCCGGAATGGTGTGACACATGTCACAGGAAACTTGACACATGGACCTGCTCACTCCTGTATAATGGTGTCATCGGTTACACCGCTACCACAACAAGGAGAACCACATGGAAAGAATCTACGTCGCCCTCTGCCCCCACTACTGGGGGATCGGTGCCACGGTCGAAGAGGCCAAGGCCAACATGAAGAAGGCCGGCGGCAACCTTACCCGCTACCTCGTCAAGCTCCTCCCCCAGGGCGCTACCGACGTGACCGTGTCCCGCGTGGACGGCACCGTCGAGTGGACGTGGGCTGAGGGGGCTGACCGGACAGCCAAGGTCGAGATCGTCGCCAGCCGGGGCGTGAAGCTGTGAACAGCCCCGAAGACTACGTCGAGGCTGCCATCCACAACTACTTGCGGACTACAGACATGACCTGGGAACAGGCCGCTCGCCAAGTCTTTTTGGATGCGGAGAAGATCGAAGGACTGAACCCCGACATCCTGCGCGCGGCTCGTCAGGCGGCGGGCAAATGAGGAAGCCAGAGTGGAGGCCCTTCGGGGCCTCCAACCAGCCCGACACATGCGTATGGTGCGGCCAGGATCTACGAGACCAGGAGCGCACCGAGATCGACGCCGACTACCACGACAACCTCTTCTGCGGCCTGCGCTGCGGCTACCAGTTCGGTGTCCGCATGGCCGGCAAGGGACGTCGCTTCATCCCTGGCTCACAGAACGAGGTGAAGTCGTGAAGATCGAACCGATGAAGTACCACTACCCAGGCTGGTCTTTCGACAGCATCAGGAAGGAACACGGGCGCGAGGTCATCTACAGCTATCAGGTCTGGGCACCTCGCACCCAGGAGGATGTCGACCGCACGGGTGGCGTCCAATCCACCCGCGACCACTGGTCCGCTTCCATCAACGCTGGCTACTACGAAGACGAGGAGTACCACGATCTGGACACCCTCCTGGGACAACTCGTGGGTGGCTTCTGGAAGGGCGACAGCTTCGCAGAGGTGACCAAGCAGTTCCCGGCTCACATCCGTCAAGCCTTCGCCGCCGTGGTCCCGAAGGTGAAGCGATGACCCAGCCCAACATGAACTACGAGCTAGACCAACTGTGCCTGATGGACGGCCCGCTCATGGCCTTTGAGGCTGAGCGCATGCCAGAGGCCGTCAAGCGCGACGGTCCTGACCGAACCTTAAGTGCGGAGGCTATGGACGGTCTCTTCCTCAACGTCAAGGCGTGGATCGGCAGCCGCATGATCCGCTCCATGGACAAGTACGACCACCCACCTCAGAAGGTCACCATCCTCGTGACCGTGACCATAGATGGAGAGCCGGCCCGATGAGCCGCATCACCTACGTCAAGAAGAAGTTCCGAGGTGAGTCACTGCAAGTCATCCGGGAAGCCAACGCCATCTGTGCCCAGTACCAGGCCCAGGGATTCGACCTGACCTTGCGCCAGTTGTACTACCAGTTCGTGGCCCGTGGCCTGATCCCCAACAACCAGGAGAGCTACGACCGCCTGGGTCGGATCGTCAGCGATGCCAGGCTGGCTGGCTACATGGACTGGGACTACATCGTGGACCGCACCCGCAACCTGCGGAGCCTGCCCCATTGGAACAGCCCCGCCGAGATCGTGGAGGCGGTGTCGCGCCAGTACCGCATCGAGAAGTGGGCAGACCAGCCCGTGCGGATCGAGGTCTGGATCGAGAAGGACGCCCTAGTGGGTGTTCTGGACTCAGTCTGCCCCGGCCTCGACGTGGACTACTTCTCCTGCCGCGGTTACACCAGCCAGTCAGAGATCTGGGGCGCAGCCCAGCGGCTGCGTGAGTACCTGAACGCCGGCCAGCGGGTGGTGGTACTACACCTGGGCGACCATGACCCCTCCGGTATCGACATGACCAGGGACATCCGAGACCGCCTGGAGTTGTTCATCGGCAAGGACTGGTACCGGGAGCATGCGGGCGAGGATGACCTGGAGTGGATTGACGAGGATGACCCCGACGAGTGGGAGATGTACGAGGCAGAGGTCTGGCAGCACATCAACGACCACCTGATGATCCCCGCTGACGACATCCGCGCCGTGCCACCGCTGATTGTCAGCCGCATCGCCCTGAACATGCCCCAGGTGCAGCAGTACAACCCACCCCCTAACTTTGCCAAACCGAAGGACGCCCGGACCCCTGACTACATCCGACGATTCAACACCACCGACTCCTGGGAGCTAGACGCCCTGGACCCGGCCACCCTGGCCGCGCTGATCCAGGCGGCAGTGGAGTCCTTCCGCGACCCGGTCAAGTGGCAGGCGGCTGAGGCCAAGGAGGATGAAGAGAAGTCGGTGCTGAAGGAAGCGTCCGACCGCTGGACTGAGGTCACATCCTTCCTGAACGGTGAGGATGCTGCATAGAAATGCTCACGCTCACCTGTCAGAGTGTGGTACCCTAGACACATGGCAATGCAACTACCACAGACACCAGCGGAGGCCCAAGCCGCCTACGCTGAGTACCAATACGCTTCCCAGGACTACTGGCTGGACATGCGCGGCGACATGGAGCCGCCGCCTCCCTCCTACCGCCTGGTCAATGGCAAGCAGAAGCTGGGCCGATTCATAGATCCCTGGGGCTGCCAGGGCCTGATGCTGGAGGCCCAGGTGCGCTGGCACGAGTGGTACCCCAGCTTCCTGGTGAACAGTGCCATCGGCCCCGTGCTATCGGGTGGGGTGGCGGTCTTCTGCATTCTGATCGGTCCTTTCCTGGCTGCCTGGTACCTGATCAAGCGCTCCCATTTCCGCCGGCAGTACGACCGCTACTACCGGATCTGGCAGGAGATCGAGCGCACCGGCAAGCCTCAGTGGGTGCCCTACGACCGCCGCCGGCTCCAGGTCATCGAGGCCATCCCCAAGGGAGTGTGGCCCTGATGGCGACCGTCTACCGACCCATCGATGTCCTGGAGGAACAGGTCAACCTGATCCGCTGGTGGGAGCGCAGCCAGTACCGCGGTGGGTTCGTCAGCACCTTCCAGGGCATGGTCGACAAGTACTCATCCATGCGGACCAACGGGCAACCCTGGGAGGTCGACAAGTACCTGACCAGTCGGCTCGACAGCGCCGAGACCTTCTACGTGCGCCGGGAGATCATCTCTCGCTTGTGGGACTTCACCGACGTGTACGAGGCCCACGAGCATGAGGTGGTCTTGCCCCAGGATCTCCCCTGCGAGAAGGGGTTCGTCTACCTGGAGCGGCCCATCCATGTCCTCGACGCCAGGGGCAAGGTGACTTCAGTCAAGGCCATCTTGTGGTCCCAGGAGCGGGACGCCGTGGTCATCTCCGAGTTCTCCGACGCCCACGACGAACTGGACGAAGTGAACCAGCGCCAGTGGGGCGACAGTGAGGTGGGTAAGAACGAGGCTGTCCGACTCCAGGGCAACCTCCCCCTGCTCCACATCACCCAGTGGGTCTGGGGCACCAAGGTGCAGAACCTGACTGAGGATGACTTCAACTCCACCCAGGAGATGGCTGAGTTCCATGGCGATGCCGGCCAGCTACCTGGGACAGAGGAAGCCTACGACCAGCATCGCTCCAGCTATGCCTTCCAGATCAATCGCTTCAACGCCTTCATGCTCTCCCTCTGGGAGTTCGTGCAGGAGCAGATCCCCTTCCGCATGCCGGCTGACCGGCCCATGATGAAGAGGCTTCAGCGAGCGCACAGCCCGCTGAAAGAGGTGGTCGTGGTGGAGCTACGCCCCATCGACCGGCCACCCCAGCACACTGATCCAGACCATGTCCCGGCCCCGGCCATGTACTCGCATCGCTTCCGGGTCCGGGAACACAAGCGCCGCTGGATCGACAAGCACGGCAACTACCGTGAGACAACCGTCCACAGCTACATCAAAGGCGACGACCACTTACCCCTCATAGAGAAAGATCGAGTATTCAATGTCAGACGCTAAGAAAACCCCAGTCAGGACGATCAGGCCCCCGAAGATCGTGAGCCGCGTCAAGCTGGGCGACAACAGGGAGGTCCGGGTCACCCGGATCCCCACCGGCACCTCCGATGACTACATCAGGGTGGGCATCAACCTGCTCCCCAATGGACAGAACATGTCCGGGGCAGTGTTCCCTGCCAGCTACCTTGACGAGGTCATCGCCGCCCTCAGGAAGGCCAGCTAATGGCTGAAGAGACCCGCACCTCACAGGATGGTGAAGAGCTACAGGAGATGCGCTGCCGCTGCTGCGGGGCGTTCATGGGCTGGCGTCGCCGCATAGGACGGTTCGTCTTTTGGTGTAGCGAGGACTGCTCCGACACTCCCATGGCGAAGTGGGACGAGAATCAGATCCGCGATGAGGTCATCGTGGAGATGTTCCTGGGTGGCATGGGGATCATGGAGATCTCACGAGATCTCAACAACTGGCCCTACCAGTACGTCCAGCAGACCCTCGCTCGCCGGGGCCTCCAGGAGTTCATGGAGGAGCAGAAAGCGCAGTGGGTGACTGTGGTTGGGGAGCATGTCAGGCGCAAGCGCGATGGTGAGGAGGTCACCGTGCCGGCTCGCCGGCTGGTGCGACAACAGGCGTCGTGATTTTTTGGTAGTCTGGAGTCGCCAACGGGAATCCATCCATCCTTTCGGACGGTTCGTTGCGGTCATGGTGTGGTAGCCATGTAGCCATAGTGAATGAGGCCCCTTCGGGGGCCTCTTCGCTGTCCGGGTTGTGGAAAAGTCAGGTGATCTCGCCCACGGGTCCGATGTTGGCTTTTTCCTGGTCCCCGCCATGGGTACCGATAGCTCCCATGGCCGCGTGAACCAGCTTGCCACCCACCTGGCCCCCGATCTGGGACACCGGGCTGTCGTTGAAGTCCTTCAAGCCACCCATGCCGCCGGCACCCTCTGCGCCAGCACCAGCCTCAGCGCCGCCGCCCTCCAGTAGTGGTGCCAGGGCCTCAAGGAATGCCATAGCCGAAGCCTAGCTGGGTGGTCAAGGCGCGCCAGGTGCGGTGGGTAAGACTATGAGCATGCCCGGAGCTACCCATACCCAAGAAGAGCTAGAGGCCCTGAGCAGGGACGATCTGAAAGCCCTGGCCGATGGGATGGGGCTGGAGTACGCCCCCACGGCCCACAACTCCACCATCATCAATCTCATCCTGGAATCGGAGGGCGAACCCGACATGGCTGAAGAGCAAGCAGCGGCTGAAGACGCGGCTCCTGAGGAGCCTGCTGTCGAGATCACAGAGACAGGGACCACAGCAACAGAGGTGGTGGACCCCTACAAGCAGGTCTTCAGCCCCTGGGAGTTGCCGGCCAACACCGCCGCGGCTGCCGCCATCTCCACCCAGGTGACGGTAGACGAGAACGCCCCCATTTCCGACGAGCGCATAGCCCAGGCCACTGCGGCCATCCAGGAACACCAGGACGGTGTCCAGGAGGCCGTGTCCCAGGTGAGCGACGATCCCCGGCTCTCTGGCAGCACCTTCGCTGAGCAGGCCGCGAAGCAGGCAGAAGAAGCAGCCGCCAGGGAGGAAGAGAAGGCCAAGGCGGCTGAGGAGGACGCCCAGGTGGCGGCTGAGAAGGAAGAAGCCAAGGTCTAGATGACCTATGTCCTCCACCCCCTGATGCTGCCCACCAACAAGCAGGCAGCGGCGGCGTACCCAGGCATAGTCGACCCCGACGCACACATGTCCCAGGCGCGCCAGGATCAGGCCACCGCCACCATCCAGGCACACCAGGACTACGTGAGCGGGAGGATCCCAGAGGTCACCCCTGATCCCCGCCTGGGAAGCGGCGGGGGAGGCGGGGACGGTGGCAACGGAGGGGGTGGCGAACCGCCCACTACTGACTTGGTCATCGAGGCCATCGAGCCGACTTCAGCGGTAGAGAACCACGTCACCAGCGTCATCATCACCGGTCAGAACATGGGCCTCACTCATGGCAACCCCACCATCGGGAAGTCCTGCCACAACACCCTGATCATCTCCGACATCCAGGTCAACACCGACACACCGGGGAACCAGGCTGCCGGCACCTTCCCGGTGGTCATCACCCTGGCAGACGGGGTCACCCAGGTCACCGGGCCTGACTTCACCTTCACCCAGGCTGTAATCCCAGAGGAGGATTAGCTGTGAACCCGCAGTACCTCGTCCACCCTCTGGAGCTTCCGGTCAATCAGGTGGCGGCGCAGACATTCACCAACACCAACCCCGATCAGGTCAGCCTGGACGCTTGGGCCAACCTCCCGGCCCCGAACGTGACCGTCCGCACCAACGCGGGGAACGCTGCTCTACCCGCCAACGACCCTCGACAGTCAGGCCAGGGGACAGGGGGAGGAGCTACCGCTTCCGGTGTAGCTCCGACCAGCGGCGCTCATGGCTCTGCCACCTCGATCACCATCACCGGCACCAACCTGACCACCGTGAAGAAGGTCAACGTCGGCAAGGACTGCGCTCAGGTCACTGTGGTGAGCGCCACCAGCGTCACGGCCAAGACACCAACCAGCGTGGCTGCGGGCGCTCAGACAGTGAAGATCTCCTTCTCTGACATGTCCACCCTCAACGGCCCCACCTACACCTATACCTAGGAGGATCATGGCTGCCCCCTATCAGGGTCCGTACCAGATCAACCCCCTGGAACTGCCCTCCAATCAGGCCGCTGCTGCCTTTTATACCGTGGCCGGGAGCGGCACTCCTAACAGCCCCGGCAACCCGTTCCTGGTGTCCACCGTGGACCCAGCCGGGACGACATGGTGCCAGTCACCCATGGCTCCTGGTGGGGTGACACCCTCGTTCACCGACGTCGTGACCACTGGACCGGCCCCGAGCCGGCAGGCTTGCGCGCAGGCTGCGCTGGCCGTCGAGCAGGCCAGGCTCCAGGGTCGCGCCGACGCCCTTAACCGGGACATCACGGTGGTGACGGCCACGCCATGAGCTTCGTCACCCACTTCTATCCCCAGGAGATGCCCATCCCTCCTGTCGCCCGCTATCAGAACACCGCTCCCCAGGATGGCAGCGGCTACAGCCACTCCATCAGTGGCACCACCAGCCAGCCCACCGGGGCCATCATCAGCCCGGTACCCTTCCCGGACGCCCCGGACACCTCCCCGCCGGCCAACGCCAACCGGACTGACTGCTCCACCAACAGCGCCGTCAACAACACCGGCCCCGGCACCACCATGGCACCGGTCAAGAGATGGCAGGCCGAGCAGACCCTGACCAACAACCAGTTGGCCGCGGTGGCTGCCCTCCTCCCGGCCTCCACCTCCACGCTGACCACCGTGGCCCCAGCTACCGGCCCCACCAGGGGAGGCACCGCCCTCACCCTGACCGGCACCGGCTTCGCTGCGGGGGCCACCGTGACCGTGGGCGGGCGGGCTGCCTCCAGCGTGGTGGTAGTGAGCGCCACCTCGATCACCTGTGTGGCCCCGGCTGGGGACTGCCCAGGCATCATGGGCGTGTCGGTGTCCGGTCCCAACGGCAACGCCTACAAGGCAGCCAGCTTCACCTATACCTGATGCTCGCCAGCGTCTGGGACTCTGGGTTCGCCATCAGCACCTACCTCCTGGTGTTCCTCATCTGGGGCTTCGGGATCTTCTGCGCGCTGATCTGCCTGCGGAAGCGTCACATCCTGTGGTTCATCCTGGGGTTCTTCTTCGTGTTCTGCTGGTACATCGGAGCCATCCTCCCTGACCGGCGACGGGAGGTCGTGGTGGTGGAGGAGCGGCCCCTATGACGACCCAGAAGGGCGTCATTACCTCCCAGGAACTACGACCTTCCGGGCGCAGATTCATGGTGGCCGATAGTCCCGCACCCTGCTACCAGGACCGGTGGTCAGGAGACTGGATGTGCGGCCACGATCACAGCCCCTCTGTGCCCCTCCAGGACGCCTACCAGTACGCCGAGGGCTGGACTACCCAGACACCGTCCTAGGCGGTCCTGTGGTCTCTCAGGCGGCTCTGTAGACAGTCTGGCTAGGTGACCGTGTACTGGTCAGCCGCCTGGAAGTCCTCGCCAGCCACCGTCAGCACCACGTCGTAGCTGCCCTGCGCCAAGCTGTCAACCACCGTAGCTGTGACCGTGGCGTCATCCACCACCGCCACGTTGAGGCAGGGATCCCCGACGACGACATTGGTGGTCTCGGTCAGGCTCACGCCCGAGACAGTGATGCCAGTAGCAACGGTGGCTGGTCCCGAAGTAGGAGTGAAGCTGAAGACCGTAGGAAGTGGTGGTATCGGTGGCAGAGTCACCTGGAACTCTGGGCCGATGACCACGGTCCCGTCTTCCAGTGTCACCTGGACGGGATATGAGCCGGCCACTACCGGAGTCAGAGTGCCAGTGACCTCTGTGTCGCTCACCACCAAGAGATCGGTCAGGTCCGCGCCGATATTGACCGCGGTGGTGGTGGACAGACCGATACCGGTGACAGTGACCGTGATGCCGGCCTCACCACTATCAGGCTCAACCTTGTCGACCGATGGCCCCTCGCCCAGGCCAGGAATCCAGGCCCCACTCCAGGGTGAGCCGTCCACGTTGTAGTACATGCTGGCGACGACGGGGTAGGTGTCATCGATGGTGGTCTTGATCAGGTCGTCACTTACCAGGCTTTGATCCGGGGGATCGCCAGCCGCGTCTGCGACCTCCGGGGTCTGGGCCACCATGCGGATGAAGGCGTTGTAGACATGCTCTGCGCCCCGCAGAGTGTCATAGGCCAGGTTCGACAGGGACGGGTTCGCCAGGTCATCGAGTTCGGCCTGGCACTCGATGAGAACAGAGACCTTGATCCGCTCCTGGAACTGCTCGTCCTGGGCCAGGGCCGCGATGCTGGCGTAGCTACTGCTCATTGACCGTCCTCCTGTCGCATGGCAGCCGCCTGGCTGGCCTCCTGGGCTGACCGGGCCATCTGCATCTGGAAACTGACCATGGCCTCTGCCGTCTTGAGGCCCTGGAAATCTGCCAACACGTTGGCGACGGCAGGGTAGACGTCCTTGGGGGTGGCCGGTCGCTGGGCCACGAACCTCTCTTCGGTGTTCAGGACCGCCCTGGAGGAGCCATCGAGGTCGACCACGACCAGAAACAGGGTCATGACCTCCTGGGGTGGCGGCTGCGAGCCGTTCAGGTCAGTCAACTTCGCCTGGCGCTCGCTTGTACATGCCGGCGGCATGGCGGATGGCCGTGGTCACCTGGCTGGCAACGGGGCAGAAGTCGCAGAGGTAGACCGCCTTGTCGGCGGGCCAGTCCCTGTTCGTCAGCTTGCGCCCGTCGTCCCGCCAGTCGATGCAGTCGGTGCCCTTGGGCCTCCGGTGCAGATTGAAGCACCGCATGGCGTCTTCCCGGTAGGTGTCCTTGGTGGCATAGAACTCTGGGTGGAAGCCTGTCCAGCGCTCCTGGAGGCCCTTGAGGACGTCGTCACGGTGGCCCTCCCAGAAGGTGTGGGTGCCGTGGATCCGAAGGGGGTTTCTCATCTTCGTGCCCGTCCTGGCATCCACCAAGGTCTTCTCATCGCAGTGGCAGGGATCCTCTGAGGCCACCAGGAGAGCGGCGGCGTCGGGCTTCATGTCACCGTGGCGCTGGACGTGCCGGCGCACGAGGTTGTCCAGGATGGGATCCTGGGCTTCAAGCTGGGGTGGGCCACTGTAGAGCGGGAGTTCCTCGATGGTCCGACACTCCCGGCATACCAACAAGCGGGGCATCAGGTGGGCTGGGGCTGGAACCCCACGTCGTGGGTGAAGCGACCGTCCGGGGTGCGCTTCGCCGCGGCCTCCGCGATGCCAAAGCCGTTCGTCCCGTGGTTCAGCATCAGCTTGTCGGCCCGCTCCAGCCGGCGGTCAGGGTCAGGGTAGAGGGAGCGGTTCTGGATGACCCGCTTGTAGGTGCCATCGACCATCCCGTCGATGAGTTCGGCGTTCATGCTGCGGTCTCTGTTCTCAGCCATCAGGGTGTCCAATCTCGCATGTCAGACGTGTCCATGGTCTTGCGGGGTGGCTTCTTCATGTGCTTCGGCTGGTACTCCTCACCGAAGGGAGTCTCAGCCTCAGCCTCCCCACCCCACGCATGTCGAGGTGGACGCCTGGGTGTGCCCATGTTGCGCGTGTAAGCGGCCCGATTTTCCCGGCCAGCCTGCTTGGCCCGAGCGTATTCCGCCTCTTCCGCTTCGGCTGATGGGCCTTGGGGGGATGTCCTGACCGGCCTGCCACCCGACTGACCGGCCATCGTGGTGGTCTCGGCGTCGTTGTAGTCCTTGGCCCGCTGCCTGGCATTGACACGGGTCTGAGCCAGGGGACCGGCGAGGCCACCCAGGACACGCAGGGCGGGGACCAGGCCGACGATGCGACCGTGCATGGGGCGGGCATAGGGAGCCAGGTCTCCGATTGGACCGATGCCCTCAGGCACACCACGAGCCACCTACCACACCTCCTCAACCCCTACGTTACGCGCCGCGCCCTGCCAGCCGGCGACGCCTCCACTAAGATCCCAGCGCTGGTTGGGGTAGCTGTTGGGCATGTCCAGCACCTCACCTATGGTCGCCTGGCGGTCCTCGTAGTCCTCGTAGCCGTACCGGGGAGGGAAGGGTTCGGCCAGAGTGGGGATGGGTGGGCGCACCGTCGCCACGATCTCGTCACCAGGAATCATGGCCGTTCGCAGGGCAGCCGTGATCAGTAGCTCCTGGCTGGAATAAGTCGGCCCGGTCTCCGCGTAGATGTCTCCGCTATTTTGTAGCTGCACCGGGCGTGGGCTGGTGATCACGACCCGATCCTAGACCGCGGCCATGCCATCGAAGGCGACTGAAAGGAACGTGTAGGTGTAGTTAGAGTAATACTGAGCCGTGGCTATGGAACAGTTCACCCGTAGCTCAAGGTAGTCACCGGCGTTCCATCTTACGACAGCACCACCGGCAAGAGCGACGGTCTGATTAGCCAGAAACCAGATGTCGCCAATACGGAACGACTCACCACCGTTCCTGAAGACACTGGCGAGCATCCTGGCCCCGGTAGTGCTGACAGGAGAACAGAGAAGAGCATTGACCCGCCACCAGGCACCACTGAACGGTAAGGTGATCTGATTGTTGGCAACCATACCGAACGGGTCATTCAAGGCACCGGGGTTGGGCAAGCTAACCACTACGAAGGTGTTAGCCGGGGTTATGGTGGTGTTGGCGGTGGGCCAGGCGTAGCACTTTAATACGTCCCTGGCCCTGAACCACTGACCATTAGCCACCCCGTTCTTGGCTACCCACATATCCCCGGTGGGATCCTGGAAAGTCTGAATGGTGGTCCCCGACGTAACTGGCGGGGGTGTGGGTACGAAGTCGGTGTAGTTGATCTGGGTCATCAGCCCGTCCCCAGGTAGTCGATGCAGAAATAGGTCAAGTTACCGCCCGTCGAACCGGTGTAAGGCAAACCGGCTGAGGTGCTATACGCCTCCTGCCAAAACTGGTCGCCAGCGTTGCACGGCCAAGTGACCTGAGAGTAAATGTAGGTGCCAGTGCCGGTCGTCGCCACGCCAACCTGAGTCTGAACGATTCGCGTTCCACCCGTGAGGGCGGGGCCACCATAACGGATCATCTGGTTGGTGAAGTAGCCCGTGGCGGCGGGAGCAGCGATGGTATAGCCGGCATAGATGAGGTAGAGACCGGCAACCGGCACAGTGTAGAGACCAGTAGAAGAACCGCCATACATACTGTAAGCGTCGAACTGCCTGGTGTCACAGAAGGGCGAGCCGATACTACCGGTAACCTGCCACGCGGCACTGCGGTACCAGCGAGCATGTAGCGCATCCCTGGCCCGCTTCCAGGCACCGCTGTACACACCATTGGCTGCAACCCATACATCGCCCAGGGAGTCGGTGAAGCTCTGAGTACCGGAGCCTGAAGTGAGCGGTGCAGGCAATGTCGGAGTCACTGACTGGACGTACTGCATGGTGGCGAGATTGGCCGGGGCCACTGGTACCGGAGCCTGGGCCGAGCCATGCACGATCACGTTGACGTTGTTGGGCATGTTGGTGCCCACGCTGACCTGGATGGAGTTGGCGTTGACCACCGTGATCTGAACCTGCACCATCTGCCCGGTGACCGCGTCATACACCTGTACCAGGGGCACCATGGTGTTGAGGTTGTGGTTGATCTGGAAGGGGGCAGCCGTGGTGGGAGCCGGCAGTGTCTGGTAGTAGGTGAAGGGGAAGGTGGTCGCGCCAGGCGTCAGCAGGATGTAGCTGCTCGACGCCACGTCCCAGTATTTAAGTGCCGGCATCAGATTCCCTCATCGTAAAGCTCGACTATGGCACTGTTGATTGCGACAGAGCCAGCGTTTGCTGTGCCTGGGTTAGAGAAGACGACAGAGGTCGACGTGCCTGTGGCTTGGAACCCAAATGCCCCAGCCATGTTACGAGCAGTGCTTACGGGCGTCGGAGTGCCGGCATTGTCGTACCACAGGAAGACACCCACACCCATACCTGTGGCGGATCCATTGATGCTTACAGCCCAACGAATAGCTCCGGCTGGTGAAGCGCCCGTACCACCACCCACCATTGCAGCAGCAACCAAATACTGCCGGTTGATCACTGTCGAGAAGGTGGCCGTCAAGAGAGTGCTGGGCGTACCCGCTGACGCTGGGCCTGTTTGACGGCCAATCAACCCGGCTGCCGGTGAGTGCCAGGCTCCCCAGGCTCCACCACTGTAGACACGGGTGGCAATGAAGGCTGGGTTGCTGAGAAGGGTGGCCCGCTGCTGAATGTAGGCACCCGCTCCAACCACCTGTGTCTCCAGGACAAAAGCTCCTGCCGGAATAGGTGGGGAGTTGGCCGGGGTGTTGTTGAACCCGTAGTTCCCCGCCGTCTGCACCGTGTTCAAGTCGGAGGCATTGTTGATGCCCTGATCCACCACGCCTGGTGGACCCTGAAACTGCGTCGCCGTGACGCTGGTGTCTACCCAGAGGAGTCCGTTGGGTGGGGTGATGGATGGGGAAGTCGCGGTAGGCGGTGTGTTCTGCACGTCCGCGTAGGCTGGCCCTCCTGCCGCCCCCGGCAGCCCAGGCAGATCGATGTACTTGGCCTGCGCTACGTCCCAGTACCTGATGACCGGCATCAGTATCCTCCTGAGAACTGGGGAATAGAGAACCAGAGCAACGCCAGGGTGACGTAACAGTTGCTCGCCCCAGTAGTGGCCTGCCCAGACAGGGGGAGTGGTGTGTTGGCTGGCAGGCTGACCGACCCCTGGCGACAGTAGTTGTAGCTGACACCAGCGGCAGTCTGCATGGTGCCACTAGAGACCACGTTGCCACTGGTATCAGTCCGTACAACATTGTGGATGAGGCTGCTGGCGGCAGCACCGAAACCGTAGTTGCCAGTCATCAGGAGGTACACCGTGGTGGCGTAGGGGAAGGGACCAATGGTGCCCATGACATTCATGGCGTTACTGGTATTAGCAGCCAGGCTGCCCCTAGAGTCAGACAGGGTGCCCATACTTACGGGCGGCTGATTCTGCGCGTAGTTTTGTATACTCATCAGCCCGTCCCCATGTACATGACTTGTAGACCATTATGCGCTGCATTGCCTTGCGACTGGGCCAAGGAGCCACCTATCCAGTAAACCTGTAGGTAGTCGCCAGCGTTGAACTTTCCCGTGTAGGCGGCTACCCACGATGAGAGGGCTGTACCACCAGCGGGCGCGATCACGCCGTAATAGAGACCAGAACCGTTGACATCAAGGGTCAGACCGTACTGAGTGGCACTCACCAAAGCCGTGTTGGTGGACACCATTGCGGTGACGTTGTAAACGCCAGCTACGGGAATGGTGATCCTGGCTGTAGCACCAGTGGTCGCCATGCCGTAGGTGTCTGAAGACACACTGTCGAACTGATATAAAGCTCCTGATGTCAGAGCGATGTTGGCAGCAGCGAAGATTCGGGAAAACAGCACGTCCCTGGCTAACCGCCAGTTGCCACTGTTCACACCATTGGCTGCCACCCAGACCTGACCCAACACATCCGTGAAGCTCTGCACACCACTACCGCTGGTGATGGGTGCCGGCAGATTAGGTGTCCTGGCGTCTACGTACGTCTTGGTGGCGTAGTCACCGGGATTGATGGGCTGGGCTGCGGCTGGGGTGGCAAGCACGACCACGTTGACCGAGTTGGGCATGTTGATCGAGACACTGATCTGGATCCGGTTGGCGTCGAGGATGTGAACCTGAGCCGAGACCAAGTTGAGGGTCACCGCGTCCCATAGCTGCACTTGCACCCAGGTGGTGGCGAGGTTGTGCTGCACCGTGTAGGGCGACGAAGCCACCGTGGGAGCCGGGATGGTCTGGTAGTAGCCGATGTTGTACAGCGGACTGGCAGCACCGGTCGCTCCTGTAGGGCCGATGGGGCCGGTCCCCGCCAGGAGATCGATGGTCATGTAGGTGTTGGCGACACCTCCGTAGACATTCTGTCCGGCTGGGGTACACCAACCCTGGGCGTTAATAGTGTCACCAACAGCGCATTGAACGGTGTCCACTGTCTGTGACAACAGGAACTGGTTACCAGCAGCAGCCGCCGGATAATAGGGCGAGTAGTTCTGGGCTGTTACCGTCCCATTTTTTTGACAGGATGTACCAACAGTCATGTTGAGAGTGTTGGTCTGCACCAATATGTTGACCGTGACCTGATAGAACCCAGCCACAGGGCACCTGTATTGCGAAGTGCCGGCATTCCAACCTGAGTTCGTGTCTACGATGACGTTATCGAAGGGCAGAGTGGTGGGAGTACCGGTCATAGTCCAGGCCGCAGTGCGAGACACACGCATGCTCACCTGGCCGGCGGTTACCGACGCTCCCGTAGGCCCGGTGGGACCAGTAGGGCCAGGGATCAGGTAGGGGTTCCACGAGGGATTGGTGGTGGGGTCGATCCACAACAAGCCTTCGGGGGGCGAGATAGTGGGCGAGCTTGCGTTGGGCGGCGTCCCGGTCACCGGAGCATAGGGAGCGCCACCTCCACCACCCGTGGCACCCTGCCAGGCGTTCCAGGTTGTCCCATCAGAGAGGTAGGCGATCTTGCTGGCCGTGTTGTAGTAGCAGTCACCGGCAGGACCGACAGCAGGGGCAGTCGCGTAGGGAGCGATGTTGGTGATGCCGTAGGAGCGGGGCATCAGCCTTGCACCGTCACTCGCCAGCCCGCGCCCAGGGCCGGGTTGTACGTGATCTGCACGGTATTGACAGTAGGTGCCGTCCAGTCCACCTGAACGAACTGGTAAGGGCTAGCACTGTTGTGAACCATGACATGGACATCCTGGGTATTGAGGTTGTGGGTAATGGTCTCCGGTGAGGCTGAGCCGTTTAGAGTCGCGGCGTACTTCTTGACCATGCCCGTGACAGCGGTGTTGACGAATGCCTGGGTGGCGATGACCGTGGTATCGACGGCCACCTGGCCTGCCGTCGAGAGGATGCCGGTGCCGGCACCAACGGCGAAGACGTTGCCCGTCAGTGTGAGGCCGTTGCCCGCGGTGTAGGTGCCAGCCCCAGTGAACTGGACGTAGGTCAGGTTGGTGGAGCCAACCGTGATCGGGGCGTTGTTGGTCAAGACCCAGCCCGTGTCCGACTGGGAAGTACCCTCCTCGATGTAAATCGCCATGTTGAGGATCTGCGCGCCCGTGGTGCAGTCCGTAGACCTGGCCCAGGCCCCTGCCGCCACCACATAGACACCGTTCTGGGTCTGTGTGGTTTGGTTCTTGACCAGGATGCGGTCACCAGCAACCAGGGCCACACCATCAACCGTCTGGGTGGCAGACAGGGTGATGTTGGCCGTGGTGGTAGCTCGCGCCGGGGACTTCCAGGAGAGGCCAGCAATGGCGCTGTCGACGTAGTTCTTGGTGGCGGCGTCCTGGGGGTTGGTGGGGTCAGCCAGGTTGTTGATCTGGAACGACGCCATGTTGAGCGCCCCGGTGGTGGCAGCCAGGGTGTTCACCGATGGCAAAGCCGGGGTGCCATGGGCATGATCAGAGTGAGGAACCGTCACGGCGCTACCGGTGGCAGTCGCCAGGCCGTACGAGGTCTGAGCAACAGGGGCGGCGAACCCAGGCATGCCATGCCGGTGGTCATCACGAGATGGGAAGGCCGAAACACCTACCGCCTGGACATCACCGATGGCCTGGTTGACCGGGTTGTTAGTGGTCAAAGCCGGGGAGCCATGAGTATGGTCTGAGTGCGGCAGGGTGGCAGCGCTACCTACTGTGCTGGCTAAGCCGTAGCTGGTCTCGGCCACCACCGTGCCACCGAAGGCGGGCATGCCATGTGCGTGATCGCCGGCACTGGCCTGGGTCGCTACACCAGCAGCGGCAGCACCACCGATAGCCAGCGTGGTGACAGTGCCAGACATGGTCGCGCCCGCCGCCGAGATCCAGACGGTGCCGTTCCACCAATACAGGACGTTCTGAGTGGAGTTGTAGTAAAGCTGGCCTGTAGTCGGAGAAGCTGGGGCGCTGCCCAGGTTTTGGATCTTGGCGTTGCGAAGCTCATTCTGGCTGAGGTCGACGGCACCGTAATAGACAGGCATGGCTTGCTCCTAACTCAGATACGCGTAGCCGCCTACGGCAGCCGAGAAGGTCAGTTGCACTGTGGAACTACTGGGGTATTGCAAGTTGCCGGGGAAGATCTCATTCCCAGTGGAGTCGACCACGGTCACATTGGGATAGAAGCTGAGCGGATGAGAGATCGTCCAGGTGGTGGCCGCGCTGGCCTGGCTGTAGGTGTAACCCAGGGTCTGCGTCCCGCCAGTGCCTCCCGCCTGTCCCACGCCGGCACCGATCACCACGTTGACACTGTTGGGAGGAGTGACCCGGAAGGTCACGCTCACGGTGTTGGCGTCAACGACCGTGACCTCAGCAGCGATCAACTGGCCGTTCACGGCATCCCAGCACTGCACCAGGGGGTAAAGCGAGTTCAAGCTGTGAGCGATGGCATACGGGGAGCCTGCTGCTGTCGGGCTGGTGATCGTCGCGTGGTAAGCGATACCAGGAGGGCCGGTCGGACCCACAGGGCCAGGGATGGTAGAGGCTGCGCCAGTAGCTCCGGTCGGTCCTGTCGCGCCGACACCAGTGGGACCAGCAGGACCGGTGGGACCAGGGACGGTGGAGGTAGGCCCGGTGGGACCAGTCGAGCCAGTGGCTCCAGTGACACCGGCACCTGTGGGACCAGTCGGGCCGGTCGGACCTGTCACCGTCGAGGCAGCCCCGGTCGCGCCCGTGGGACCGGTGGGGCCAGTAGGGCCTGTCGTTCCCTGGCCCACACCAGTCGGGCCTGTTGGGCCTGTCGGTCCTGTGACCCCAGTCGGTCCTGTGGGACCACCGAGAGGGCCGGTCGGTCCTGTAGGCCCCGTCGCTCCCGTAGGGCCAGGCACCGTCGAAGCTGGACCGGTAGGTCCGTTGGGACCGGCGGGTCCAGTGGCTCCCGTAGGCCCAGTGGGGCCGGCGACTCCAGGTATGCCCTGCGCGCCCTGCAATCCAGTGGGACCGGTCGGTCCTGTTACTCCCGCCACGCCAGCAGCACCCGTGGGTCCGGTCGGACCAGTGGGACCGGGGCCTCCGGTGGTACCGTTCGCCACCACCACGGTCACGCTGTTGGGTGGGGTGACGCGGAAGGTGATCGAGATCTGATTGGTGTTGACCACCGTGATCTCGGCCTGGAGCATCTGACCGTTGACCGCGTCCCACAACTGCACGATGGGCACGGTGTTGTTGAGATTGTGGGTGATCAGATAGGGCGAGCCAGCCATGGTGGGAGCGTTAATGGTCTGGCTGTAAGTGCTACCGGGAGGGCCTGCCGGCCCGGTGGGTCCAGTGGGGCCACCCAAGGGACCGGTGGGACCAATGGGGCCGGTCGGTCCTAGAGGACCGGCAGGACCGGTGGGACCGACTGATCCCGTGTTGCCCTGGATGCCCTGGATACCCTGCGCGCCAGTCGGCCCTGTGGGACCAGTGGGTCCACCAGCCGGCCCAGTAGGACCGACAGGGCCTACATTTCCTGTCGCTCCAGTCGCCCCTGAGGGGCCTGCTGGTCCCTGTGAGCCTGGCTGACCGGCGGGGCCAGTTGGACCCGGTGGACCGGCTGTGCCACCCCCACCGGACTGCTGAGGCAGGTATGTGGGGTACGTGGGATCGCCACCCTGAAACAGGCACCAGACCACAGAGCCGACTACGGGAATGCTGGCTGCCTGGGAGATAGGAGGTGCCCAGATCCTGACCGGCTGCGACCCATAGATCTGGGGGATGTACATCTGGATCCGGCTCTTATGGAGCGGATCGTTGGTGGCGTAGACCTTGGCCGGGTAGACACCCGGCGCGGTGGTGGGAGTGGGGCTAACTGACGTTGACATTGGACGAGAACTGGGCGCGCCAGCGGTTGTTCACGAGTCGGGTAGGAGGTGCGTTGGTGATGGCGTAGGTCAGAGGATTTCGGGGCGAGAAGGCCACAGCCGTCGTCTGCACCGGGCGCATGCCACTGTCGCCCTTGGAATCACGGCCTAGGCCCACATCCATGGAGTAGCCCACCGTCGAGATCTTGTGAGTCACGTCCTGGACCCACCACACGCCATCGTTGTTGGCGTCGATCCCATTGAGGAGGATGGGCGTGCCCTGCTTCACCGTGGTCATACCGGTGAGCGTGGCGTTGGCCTGGTAGTTGAACCGGTTGTGCTGGGCCATGCCGGCCAGGAACTGGCGAGCGCTGCCCTGACTGGGGACCACCGTGTCGGAGATCTGCTGGTTGAAGAATGGGTAGACCGATGTCTGACCCAGGATGGTCATATCCTCACCGTCGTTCACCGCACCGATGATCTGACCTGTATTGAGATCGAGACCGCCGATGGTACGAACGGCACTGGTAGCGCCCGGTGTGAAGAAAGACTCCCCCGTCGTTGCCTGGAAGGATGACACCCCTTGCTCAGCCACATTGGTGGCGGTCTTACGAGTCTTGAACATCGGCATGCTGGGGCCGTAGCAGCGCACCGCGACGTCAGTCGAGATGAAGCGCAGCAGGGTCTGATTACAGGCCAGGCTGTAGCCATTCCTCGCGGCAAGCTGCGCCAGGAACGACCAGGCGGAAGCACCGGGGTTCGATAGCTGCGGCCAGATGTAGTCGTCGTTCTCAACCAGTGAGGACAGGTAGTACGTGCTGGCGATCAACTGCACCAGGCTCGACGCCTGGACCCCCTGCCAGGCTCCGGTGTAGGGGTCTTTCATCGAGTAGCTAGCCCCCAGGCAGACCACGTCCTCAAAGGTGGACTGGTCCGGGAGGGACTTGTCGTAGTGGGCCTCGACGTGGTCGATATAGCCGAAGAACCAGTCGGTGTCGGTGGGATTCCAGCCGTACTGCATGGAGACCGGGGTGCCTGGCTGTAGCTCCGGGGCTTCGGTCGCTGTGCCCCTCACCGTGATGACGGCGGTGTCGTGCATGCCCTCAGTCATCATGACCTTGACCGTGTTGACGGTCTTCTTGGCCTTGATCCCACCAGGATCGAAGGTGATGTAGGCACACGCCTGGACGGTCATGACGTCGGGATCCTGATGATCGCACCGGTTATGAGAAAGTCGGGGTATAAGATCTCCGGGTTGGCATTGGCGATTTTCCACCAATAGTCAGCCATGCCGTAGACCTTGTATGAGATCAGGTCGAAGCGGTCACCATCCACCACGGTGTAGTAAGCAAACAGCGAAGGCCCGGTGGGCACCGGGCCGAACACCGCCACGGCAGTATCGCCGGCAGCATCGATGGGCACGGTGATAACGGGCTGGCCCATGTACCGGGAGCCTTGGACGATCATGTCCCGGCTCCCTTCTTGAGGTTGAACTGTTGGGTCGCGGAAGATGTGGACTTGGTGGCCCGGACAGAGGACAAGTACTGCCCTCCAGTCTTGGCGGTCAGGGGGATGCTGTTGACAAGGTCCGGGCTGGACATGCTGGGCTGGTAGATCCGCATGACCGAGATGTCGGCATACGCCTCGATGGGAACCATGTTGTAGTTAAAGAGGGTGTAGGTGTAATCGAGGGAAGCGATGGTGCCCTGGAACTGGTACGAGTTCGCACCACCGAAGACGATCTGGAGCGGGTAGGTCATGGGCGGGTAGCCACCGGCTCCGTAGTTGCCCACACCAACCGCGTTGCCATTATCAACCACGGCATCAAAGATCCCCACCAGTCGCTCCAGAGCGCGGATGTCCCAGCGGCATCCGATGTCGGATGGCCCCTTGACCCCACCGTAGGCCACCTCGTACATACGATTGAAGTAGATGGTGAAGCTGACAGTCTGATTGGTCACCCAGTAGCCGCCGTACTGCATGTTGGTGGGGTCTTGTTGCAGCGGTGAGGTCAGGTTGGTGGTGTCGATGTTGGACCCCATCGAGATCTGTTGCGGGTTCATCATGAAGTAGAGGCGGAACTGCTTGGTGGTCAGGTCCGCGATACCACCCCGGACGAGGTTGTTGCCTGGCTGCAACACCATCTGCTGAAAGTACTTGGAGAAGGGCAGATTATCTCGTGGGTCTTTGAGGGAGGAGATGATCGACTGCTGCGCCGCAGCCTCCTGCTTCCAGGTCGCTCCCGTGGTGCTTTGACTGCTGCCTGACCCTGACCCTGACCCCGAGCCACCGCTAGCACCACCGGTATCGCCACTGCCACCAGTGCCCTCCTGGTTGGGACGCATCGCCCCCAGGAAGGGATCGGAAGGGCTGGCACCTCCAGGGGCGTACATCGGTCCCTGGAAGCAGTTCTTCCCGGTGTACGGCTCCTCGATGGTCTCGCCATTGCCGGCGTACATGACAACGTGACCAGCGGTACTGCTGGCACTCAAGCCAGGAGGACCGAAGATCAACAGGTCACCGACGAGGAGCCTTTTCTCCAGGTCAGTCTGGGAGATGCCCTTGTCTGCTCCCGTGCAGTCGACCACCCGCGTCAGGGTGGTGTTGTTGTTCCAGAACTGGCCCACGATACGCCCACCCAGAGCCACACCAGGCGCACCAGGACCGGTGTTGTAGGCGTAGACCATAAGGCCCGAGCAGTCGAGGCCCGGTCCCTGCGGTGGGGGCATGTTGCCACCCCAGGCGTAGGGAACACCGATGACAGTCTTCGCTACGGCGTATGCCTGCTGACCTATCTGGGTGTTGACCGGAGCCGGCGGTGGCTTTGGATTGGCGGGCATTACGAACTCCTCACAGCCATCAGGTTCTGAGGCTTAGAGATCGCAGCCACGAACTGCTTGGCGATGGCGTCCATGTCCTGCTGGCTGGCGTTGGCCGGTACCTGGAGGACAATGGCCCCCGGCTTGAAGTTCATCGACACGATGGGAGTGTTGCCCTGCGCCCCGCCCTTGTTGTAGGGGGATGTTGAGTAGTTGTCAGCCGCTGGCACCACGGCCTCACCACGGTGGAGCATGGCAAGCTGAGTGCGAGCTACAAGCTGAGTGCCTCGCGCATAACCGGCTCCCTTGGAGGACAGGATGTTCTGGGCGAACTTGATCCGGTTGGACATGGCCGGGATCCCAGCCCGCTCGTACTGCTGCTCAAAGACCGTGGTGGCATCAGTGACATTGCTGGTGCCCTTCAACGCCGCCAGGGAACCAGCCTCAGTGCCGTTCAACTCCTGTGACCACATGAAGTCCAACTGAGTCGCCAGGCTGTTGGGGTCACGGTTCTGTGCCTTGGCCCAGGCCACCAGGGTGTCCCACCGACCACCCACTGACCACTGAGCGATGCCGCGGCCAGGACCGCCAGCCTGGGCCGAGCCAGGGTTGATGCCCGACTCCTGGGCCAGGTTGCCCAGGATGCCGGCTGCCATGAAGTCCTTCAGGCCCTTACCCAGGAAGAAGTTGTATGCCTGCTGAGCATTTCCACTACCGGTCAAGTTGGTGGGCTTACCGGACCCGGTTCCACCCGAGCCACCCGCACCACTGCCAGACCCATCAGAGGTCTGACTGGCTGCCCCGCCACCCGTTCCCAGGAACATGCCAGACAGGTCGTTCGGCCCGATGCCAGCCGACTTGTAGTTCCAGGCCCCGCCTCCCTTGGCGTTCGATGCCGTGCCCGCGTTCGTTGTCGCTCCACCACCACCGCCCTGTGACGGCACTGCAATACCAGCGGCTAAAAGCTGCTGGATAGTTTGAGTATTACCGGCACCACCCAAGGAACTCGCGAACGCCATGGCTTGTTGCCGGGTCATGCCGCCAAGACCACCGTTGCCCTTACCACCGCCCTGAGCCGAGGCCGCTGTTTTGCCGGCACCTATCCCGCCGCCCTTGGTCAGTGTCGCCAGAGGAGATCCGGCTGGAGGCGGGCTGAGCAGCATGCCCAGAGAGGTGGTGGCGATATCGCTGGGCTTGCTCGCCAGCATGTCGAGAGCGGAGTCCTTGCCCTGACTATCGCCACCGGCCAGACGACCCTTGACACTGCCAAGAGTGCCGGCCCCGCCACCATGACCGCCCTTCCTCCCCTTCATCTTGTCGACGTCCTCTTTGGTGAGGACGAACTCGCCGCCATGGACGACGGCCAACTGGGGGCCGTTTCCTGGTACCTCACCACCCTGCTGGAAGATGCTCTTGATGATCCCGCCCACACCGGGGAGGTGACCCAGCATGCTGGTCCCCATGCTGGCTCCAGGGATCATGTTGGTGATGCCACCCAGGAGACCGTGACTGCCACCGAAGATCTTGCCGATGAGGCCACCACCCAGGGCAGACAACGGCGTCGCCGCCTTCAACAGAGCGGCTGCGGCATCGTTCAGGTTCTTGGCCGCGCCGGCTATACCAGGCTCAGCCACCGACTCCATGCGTGACTTCGCTGACTGGGCACCAAGCTGGGCGTAGGCCGCGGTACTACCGAAGCCAGCCGCCTTGGCTCCCGCCTTCGTACCGAGATCCACCTTGGTGATGTCCTTGCCCTGGGACTTCATCCCGATCCGGGCGCGGGCATACTGCATGAACCCGGAGTAGGCGTCGCTCCCTGGTGTGATGCCTAGAGCCGCCAGGTTGTTCTCTCCTGGGCCACCGGGTGACATGTACGACTCAAACTGATCGCCGCTTGGCGCGCCACCAGGGAAGCCAGCGAACATCTTCTGATAGATCATGCTGTACTGGGACGTGACATCCATGGCCTTGCCGCCAGGTCTGAAGTTCATGCCGAACATCAGGCCGGCGTTTAGCGTCCCCGGCTGCTGCATCTGATTCTGCGTGACCATGGCCTGCTGCCTGGTCATAGAAGGCATCATGGTCATGAGTTGCTGGGCACCACGGTTGAAGGCGGCAGCGTTCTGACCCGCCACACTCTGACCACCGAAGGGGTCAGCACCCATGTAGTTCGCCATGTACATGTTGGCCTGGGCGTAGTCCCCGGCGCTCTGGGCGAAGACACCCTTGGGGATGACGTACGCGCCCGTCTGACTGCCCAACGTCTGCCTCCCGAAGGACGGCCCGAGCGAGGCCCCGATGAACTGACCCTGGACTGCGTTGGCGATCAGGTTCTGGGCGGCTGAAGAGGAGAGGACGTTGGCGGCTGAGCCGATAGCACCTGAGACCATGGAGGCTGCGCCACCCAGGCCACCACCGCCACCAGTCTGACCACCATTGCCAGACGTGGTCATCTTGGCCGTCGCCTTCCAGGCCGCATCGAGGCCAGTGCCTTCAGGCAGCCTGCCCCACTGATCTTTAAGCTGGGCGTTTATCTCGCCCGCGCCACCCGTAGGCATCGACTGATTTCCCTGGGCACCCCCAGTCGGCGGTCCTGCATCACCACGCGCACCAGGAGACAGCCACAGCCCTCTACCCGAACCGGCGGCACCCGTCCCACCGCTACCACCTCCTGCGGTTGCACCGCCACCTCCACCACCGCCGCCTCCACCGCCCATGCCGCCCATCGCGCCCTGAACTTGCTGTACTTGCTTCTGGAGACCCGACAGGCTCTTGGTCAGACTGTCAACAAGCTGAGAGAGGCTGCTGATGCTCTTACTGGCCGATGAACCGAAGGAACCGAAGGCACTCTGGACCCCGGACAGGGCAGAGGTGATCTTGCCGATGGACGCGGCGAACTTCTCCGGGCCACTACTGTCAAACAGCCCTACGCCATAGCCATCAGCCACTTATTTCTCCAGGACGACCGCTATCCAGTGCTGACGCTCCGGGTAGCTCATGGCCTTGATCTCGGACAGGCTCCAGCCGGGGAACTTCTCAGCGATCCTCCGGTACTGGAGATATAGAAGGTCGAAAGAGGTGAGGTCGTTAACGAAAGAGATCCACCAGAGAGATCTGGTAGCCGGCCTCCCGCCCGCACTCGGTGCATGTGACCATCACCTCCTCCATACGGGGGCCGGGTTGCCCATCAGCCATGGCCTCAATGATCTTGCGCCGATCAGCCATGCTCATCTTCTGGGCGATGTGGCCCATGACAGGGTTACCGTCGAGCGAGCGTATGGAGCGGTCGATAGCGATGGTCGCCTCTTCCGGGCCGGTCCTGTTACCGTCGCCCACCATCTCAAGCTGCACTTCCCCGGTGATCATGTGAACCAGCGCCAGGTGGCCGTTACGGAGGGTCACCTCGATGTCCTGCACCATCGGGTTCTCCATCTTCTTGATCTCGATGGAGGAGTCCAACTCCACGATGCAGCCAAAGGTCTTGCCGCACTCACGACAGGGGAAGTCAGGCACCTCCCAGTCGTTACCGAAGGTCAGGACGCGGATCGCCAACATGAGCGCAGCCCGGTCCCCGATCAGCATCTGGCCCAGCAGCCTGGGTGTCGACTCCAGGTCACCGATGCCCAGCACACACCGTTTGAGGATGAGGTCGACCACCTTGGGGACGTTCACAGTGGGGCTACGTAGCTCCCGCGCCATGGCCTCCTCGTCGGAGCCGTTGATCTCCCGGATGCGAGCCTCTGTATGCAGCCTGCCGTCCTGATCCAGGAAGCCACCTGGCAAGGTCACCGTGTCAGCGGGCAGTGAGGGCATCATCGGCACCGGGGCCTTGGTGACGCTCTTCGCTATGGCGTTGATCTTGTCCGGGTCATCGATGACGGTGGCCGTGAACTCAGTCAATGGATCGGGCGTGCTAGTCATATCACCAACCAGGAGGCATCTGGGCTGGACCGATGAAGTTAGTCGGTTCCATAGAGCCGGCTAGTACAGCAAAACCCTCGTGTGCCAGCGTCAGGTTTTCGATAAATACTGCGTTGCCACCGGCTTCCAGATCACTGAAGCTATAGCCCATGGGCCATGCGTTAGCGACCGCAAAGCGAGCCTTGATAGCCGGGGGATTGTCGACACCAGCAGCGTACCCGGTCTTGGTGATGGGGTGCTGGAGGACGTCAATCGTAAGGCTGGAGCGGAAGTTCATGCCTGGCGCACCGGTCCCGCTACCACCACCGCCGGTCACCGTGAAGATCATTTCAAACCAGCGATAGATCTCGTCGGTGCCGCCTTTACCACCATTAAGAGGAGTAGCCATGAACCCTCTTGTGAGAGTTAACGGACCAAAGTCCGATTGTCCGGGCATCTTCCTCGTAGTTGTGTTGTTCCCACCTTCGCGGTAAGGGATGACCTCATTGTTGACTGATAGGCCCGACACAGCCATGAATCCCATGCGACCGATAGTCGTAGGAACAGCCGTGGAGTTGGGCGAGGTGATGGTGACCAAGAAGCGGAAGTTCCGCAGCGGGTCGGAGTTCAGTGGACGTGTGGTCATGGTTCCTCCTAAACGGTCGTGACGCTGACGCTCTGCCCGCCGGCCCACTGACCGATCTGGATGACAACGAACTCGGCGGGGTACTGGAGAGCCACACCCACCTCGACGTTGACGATGCCCTGCTGGATGGTCTGCGGTGTGTTGATGGTCTCGTCACAGGTGACGTAGTACGCCTCCGCGGCGCTCGTGCCCTGGAGGCCACCGCTCTGCCAGAAGGACGTCAAGAACTGGCTGAGGATCATGGTGATGGAGTTCCACAGCACCCAGTCGTTCGGTTCAAAGACCGCGAACTTGGTCATGGCCGTCAACTCGGTCTGGAGATAGAGCAGCGTGCGCTCGACGGGCACGTACCGGGTGACGAGGTAAGGCGACAGCGTCCGCGCTCCCCAGATCACCACCCCGGACCCCGGCACCGAGATGAGGCAGTTCACGTTGGCCTGGGTCAGGCTGCCCTGGTCCGCGTTGGTGAGAGTGCGCTCCAAGCCATAGGCCCCGAGCAACGTGGCCCCCAGACCAGCGGGCGCTTTCTGCACCCCCCTGTTGGCATCGGTGGCGATATACATGCCAGCGACGAAGCCGCCTGGCCCCACCATCCTGGTCACACCAGGCACAGACGAGTATGGGTCGGAGATCTGCACCTGGGGGTAGTAGATGGCACACTGCGGGCTGGCTGACAGGCCCTGGACGAAAGTCACCATGGCACTGGGACTCATGGCCGGCGGACAGTCGATGACCACGAAGCTGTCACCGCGCTGCTGGGCGTAGCCCACCACGCCCGTGATATCCGAGCCAGCCGTTAGCCCTGGCATGTTGATCACGAAGGGCTGGTCCGGGTACTGATCCAGAAGTTGGAGCGCCGTCAACTGATCCTGGAAGGTGAGAGCCGAGCCGTCACCACCGCCAGCCAGGTTCACCGGACCCAGGTTGGTCACCGGGTTGTCAATGAAGGCCGGCGGCGAGATGGTCACATGCAGAGCCGTCCCTGATGCCGTGGCGTTGTTGGACATGGTCACAGCCGTGGCGCTGGTCACCGTACTGATCAAGGTGCCGGTGGGGATGCCCGGACCCGAGAGCGTGCCACCCTTGTCCGACTGGGTGAAGGCCCCAGTGGCTGACGTGAAGTTGGGCGAACTGCTCGTGGTCACGCCGTCAGTAACACTGCGTGGGTTGGCGCTCGTGGCTGTCTTGTCGATCAGGTTGATGTAGTTCGACCCGGTGTAGGGGTTGTTGATGAGGTTGATGGCGTAGTTGTTCACGCCCATGTTGGTGGACCCAGCCACCATGGACAGATCCGGCCAGGTCTCCACCACATTGGCGGGGGCGCTGCCCTTGTACATCACCTGGATGGTGAAGCTGATGATATTGCCAAGAGCATCCTTGATCGTGCCAGGGACGATGTTGACCCAGAGGTTGTTGCCCCAGGCTCCGACGTTGTCAGCGTTGATCTGAAGGGTCGGTATCGACGTGGTGGCCTGATCATTGAACGTCGTGGTGGACAGAGTGGGGCCTGAGGCGTCGAGCCGGTAGGCCCGGATGATCATGGCGCTGGAGCCGCCGGCAGAGAAGAAGGTGTACACCGCCAGGTGCAGCAAGCTGGGCGGGTAGGCGGTCTCAAACCCTCCGTACTGGTTGGTGAACTCACGCCAGCTATTGCACCGCGTCGGCACCACGGGGCCGCGAGGGCAGGGTCCGACAAAGCAGGCCGACGCCGTACCCGGCGAGGAACTGACATACGTGGGGAAGGACGACGTACTGACGTACACCCCTGGCCTGGTCAAGGTGGGCATTGGCTATTCCTCCACTGGTTGGTACTGGCCGGGTATCTCGGAACTGAGGTAGCTGGCAGGGGTAATGGCGGCGATGTTGCGTGGACCCCACAGGTGGTCCCCGGTGTTCTTCTCCAGGAGGTTGATGATCACCTGGCGTACCCTGGTGGGGAGCAGGGTGACGATGTCCTCGATCTCAGTCGGGATGCGTAGCTGGTAAATCTGGCGGAAGATCCGCTTCTCGATTTCCATCGAGTTGGTCCGGGAGACACCCATGACGGTGATGCGGCGCACCGTGCCGCCTGGGCATTCCATCTGGGCGAACCGCGGATGCAGCTTGCTCATCGCCAGGTGGCCTGAGATCTGGGAGATGTGCTGGTTGATCCGGGCCGACGCCGTGACCGTGTAGTCGAAGTCCATCGGCAGGGGGTAGTTGATCGAAGGGTACGGCTCTTGGTCAAAGGCGATGTTTTGGAGGTACCTATACTTGATCGGCGTCCAGCCCCGGTGTTCACGCTCGTGGGCCACCCGCTCCCCCGTGAAGTTGATCACGATGTTGGGGTAGGTGATCCTGCGCTCCTCACGTGCCGGGTTGTGGAACCACACCGGCACCGCGCGGGTCTCCTGGGGAGCATTGAGGTCGCTGACATAAAGACCCTGGAGAAGGTTCTTGAGGCCCATGTCCTCTTCGGTGTAGAGGCCCAGGAAGGGAGGATTGGGTACTACGTCGTTGAGCGGGTTGATCATGGTCATCCGAGCGCCCCCCTCATGCCCAGGAACTTCTGGTACCAGGCACGGGACTCGTCCTGGAGATGCTGGAGGAACTTCTCCTCCACCTCACCGCTCTGTTGGGCCAGATCCATCGCCACATCGCTGACCTGGAAGCTCTGATGCATGTCCTGAGCCTGGGACATCAGCGGGTGATCCGCCGGCAGGCCGACATGGACGTTCTTCTCGTCCTGAAAGACGTGAAGGGCGTCGGCCACATTCCGATGACCCTTCAAGCTGGGGTCACCGTTGATCAAGCCCGCCATGCTGTCGCGGAGCGTACCGCCAGCCTGCTTGGCCGCACTCCTGACCGTGCGCTGGTTGGACATTCTCTTGTATTGGGCAGCGACTTTTCCCAGCTTGTCCACGTCTGATTTTTTGACGCAGTCATACGACGAGGAAGGCATTTTTCCTCACAAAAGCTGGGCATTTTCTAGCGGTACT